TAAAAATGTATTTCAATTTTTTATATAAATAATATTAAACATATATATTTTTCATACACATGGAAGATTGGGGTGAAATTATACTAAATCAAATTGAAAGCGATGATTTTTGGTGTTTATTAGATGAAATATGTGAAGAAAAAAGTACATTTTTAAATAAACATAATAGAACTATCATTTTAGATTCATTTAAAAATGGAAATTTATATGGTTTAAATGTATATGAAACACGTAAAATGTATGACCGAGAAGCAAGACTAGACCCCATCTTTTGTAAAAATTCATGGTATTTATTACCATGTTTTTGTGTAATCCAAAATAAAAAAGTTGTTCTTATGTGGACACATGCGCGCGCAAGAAATATGGGGTTTACTGAAAAAATACTTGAATTATATAACATCCAGTTTAATATAATTGCGTATAAAATATAAATAATATAATTATATATTATGATAAGGGAATGAATATTAATCATATTTTAGATAGGACAATTCAAGAACAATCTATGATTGAGTTTTTAAAAAATTTTAATAAACATGATGAAAAAACTAAAAAATGTATATATATTCATGGTCCTCCTGGATGCGGAAAAACAACCTTTGCTATTAATATTTTAACATCTCTACAATTTAACATTATTATGTATGACACCAATGATAGTAGAACAAAAAATATTATTGATAGCATTAATATAAATAATATGGCTGATAAAAGTATAATTGATATTTTTCATAAACGCAAATCAAACATGGTAGTTCTTATGGATGAAGTAGATCATATGAACATTGGTGATAAAGGAGGTATTAATTCACTTATAAAATTAGTACGTCCCAAAAAAACAAAACGCCAAAAAGAAGAAAATATTACACACATTCCAATTATATGTATTGGTAATACTTCTCATGAAAAAAAAATAAAAGAATTAATTAAATATTGTGTATCTATTGAATTGTCTGCGATTACATCAAAACAAACAAAAATATTAATGAATCATATTGTTCCAGAATATGCTTATTTATCAGATCAAGTCACTAATTTAAATAAAGTATATCAAATAAAATTATTAAAAGAACAAAATTTTAATGGAAATATACAAAATTTATTTTATACCAATATACACGAAAATACAAAAGATTTAACTAAAAGAATTATTAACCATTCTATTCAGTTTGATGATCATGCCTACATTAATGAAACGGATAGGACAATTATTGCATTGTTATTTCATGAAAATATAATTGATGTTATTAAAAAATTACCCAATTCAATACATTTATATTTACAATTATTAGATGAAATGTGTTTTGCTGATTATGTAGATAGAATTATGTTTCAAAAACAATTATGGGAATTTAATGAAATAAGCTCATTTATTAAAACTTGTTATACGTCCTTGTTATATCACGAACATGCTAAACATAAAATATCAGATGTACGATTTACAAAAGTGTTAACTAAATATTCAACTGAATATAATAATTATGGATTTATTCAAAAATTGTGTTTTGAATTAGGAATGGATAAAAAGGACATGTTTATTTATATGAATTATTTAAAACAAAAATATTCAAATACTGAAATACATGATTTATTAAGCAATACTGAAATTACATTATTAGATATTCAACGTTTAGAACGTTATCAAAATAATATGATAGATGAAATATAAAAACATAATGATTGTATGTTAGTATGAATTCTAATGAAAATAAAGCAATTTTATGGAATACTTTATTAGAACAAAATGCATTCCATAAAAATATTTCAGTAGAACGAACACGCGAGATGTTTGAATCTACTTTATCAAAATATAATGATGTTGAACAAAATCCTACCTTTTTATCAGAATTTATATCCATTCTTCAACGCGAATCGTTTGAAGAACGAATGTTACATAAACAAAAATTGTATAAACATGCTTCTCCTACTAACGAGTTAAGTGAAATTAAAAAATTATTGTACATGGCATTGGATAAATTAGAAAGAATTTCTTAAATCACTGATTTTATCTTAATTTTTATGTTTACATGTATTTACTTTTTGAGTAAAACTTTTTAGTTTTTTTTCTACGTTTTTTTATTTTTGTACGTTTACCACCTTTCATATTCCAAGAAGGAAGTTGTTTTGGTCTATCAGGACCTCCCATTATATAGTCAAATTCAGTTTTAAAATGTATTTCTGGTGTTTTATTTAATATGTAGGTTCTTACTTGTTCTGCTTGTGCTCGTGATAAATCATTATATCCCCATAAACCCCGTGCAACTCCGTGTAAAGATGTATATGCATACCAATTATCAAAATTTTGAATTGCTTTTTGTACATTATCTCCTTCACTTGCTAAAGGATACCTGTAACCTGAATCTTCTATTATATTTTCAGGAGATGGCCATACTCCAAAAATATAACATTCATGAGTATCTCTATTGTAATAAATGTAGCATTGTTGGTGTCGTACTCCTATGTGTAGAGGAGCTTCTGATAATTCCGTTTCTCTTCTTGAATCAATACGTTCCTGAGGTGTTGAATATGGTTGTCCTACAGGCACTTCTTCTTCCGGAGGACGCTGCATAATAATGTAAATATTTTTTATTAAATTAATTTTTTAAAAATGAAATTGATATTCTATAAATATTGGAAAATGCGTTGTCCAGTTCAACGTCCATGGTGTTCTTTATGGGAATGGTTGATATGGTCGTTTCCTCCGCAATTTGACGAAGACATGTGGGGACATTATGTTCAAGAAGATGAATGGCAACCATAAATTATTTGGTTTTTAAATACTCCGTATACGTAGCATACATTTCTTTGGATGTAAATAAACTTGTTTTATCTAATTTATAAAATTTATTGTCTTTTGTATATCCACAACGAACAGCAGAATCTATAAAATATAATTCTGAATAATCATCCGCGTCTTTGATAGATGGGTTAAATTGAATGATAGGTGTTTCCTTATATAATATTTTTTTTAATTTAACTTGTTTTACATTCAATTCTACTTGTTCTGTTGTATCATCTTCTTGAATATCCGCATAATAGGCCAATTTTAACGGGTCCTTTGTTTTAACAATTCTAATCGTGGGATCATATAAATGACAATCAATGGATGATGTTCTAAGACAATTTAAAATTTCAGAATTAATTTTTTTCTTACGATCGGACAACTCATATAAATATTCTTCTGTGGTTAACCCTTTATCCCATGATGTTAATATACCATCAGGTACATCGTCCGGTAATGTAGAAATGTACATGTGAACTTCTACAAACCGATCACGTTCATTTGGAAGTGTATTGTGACTGCAAATACGTCTAGCACGACCAATCACTTGATCTGACCGAATTTGATTCCAGTAAGGTTCCATGATGTGAACATATTGAACATTTTTCAATGAAATACCTTCTGCGCCTGCCGATGTAATAATAAAAATAGATAAATTAAAATCTTTTACAATTTCTTTGATATGATCAGGAACAACGTCCCACTTTTTATTAAAAATGTTACGAATCAATTCTTTTTCTTCCATTGTTTTTGTACCTATGTAGGTTACATACATGGGTCTATCCTTTAATTTTGGATCAACATCAACTTCCCATGTAGATGATTTTTTTAATTTAAATTCTACATATCCTTTTGATTGTAACACTTTTGAAAATACACCAATACCTTCAATGGTTAAAAATTGACTATAAATAAGCTGAAGACTTTCACGTCGTTGATCTACTTGATTAAAAAGTTCATGATATTTAGGACTATATTCTTTAAGATTTTTAAAATAATCGGATGTATTGAGAGCATTAAAAAATGGTATTAATCCAGTAACTTCTGGCACACCTTCTTCTACGTTTTCTTCTATGTATCCGGGCCGAACCTGTTCAACCTCTTTAGGATAAATGGTATGACATGCTAAACGAGAATGTATTCTATAACTACTTGCAATGTCTTCATCCTCCTTTTTTGGTTTTTTGGTAGTTTCTTTACTTTTTTCATCTTCGCGTTTTTCAATGTATTTATTTAATTGACGTTCTGACATTTTACTTTTATGAAATAAGGTTGGTTTTAATTTTGGCATCAATCCTTCAATGTCTGGAAAATAAGATACTAATCCAGCAATTCTATTTTTTAAAATGTGTATGTTTTTTAATTTAAGATTATCAATAAACATTTCTTCGAATTTTTTTGAATCGTCTGGTAATGCCTTGTAATTTGTTTTTTCAATAGAAACACCCTTTGACTTTACATAAGAAGTTAATCTTTCTTCAAAATCTTTATAATCTAAATTTGTTCGTTTTACCATGTTGGAAGGTGTCCATGAAAAATAATTTGGTAATAAAGTAATGGTTGTTTTATTTGATTTTTGTTCAATGGTATCTATTTCAGGAAAAGTCATTTTTAATTCAGTTTCATCAATTCCTGAAAATGACCATGCTGGAATGGTTCCTCTTAAAATATTAAATAAAATAGCGGCTTCATATGAATAGTTAATAATGGGAGTACCTGTAAGTAATACAATTTTACAATTTTCAGCATTCATTAATAAATTGTACAATTGATAGGATAATTCGTCTGGTTTATTAAGTTTATTTACAATTTTTGAAATTAAATTGTGGGCTTCATCCACAATAACTAATTTATTAGAAAATACATTAATTCCATTTGGTTTTATTTTATCATTGAAGTTTATTTTATTAAGACCATTGTAATGAATAAAATTGTATTTAGTTTCAATCAATTTATCAATTTGTTCTATGATTGACGCTTGATCAATGGCCGTCATTTTTTTAAAATTGGGTTCGCCAGGTGTAGCTTCCCATGAACCAAAATATTTATTTCGTTTTACTCTAATTGGATTACTAGAATCAGCATTCCATTCCCAATGTTGTTGAATAGAATAACTGCTATCACCGCATTTTTTTAATTCTTGGACAAAGTTAGGTCTTAATGACTTTGGAGTCATAACAACAACATTCATATAATCTTTGATTCCTTCGGATATTAAAATGGACGAGCATGTTTTACCTGATCCAAGACCATGATACAATAATAAACCTCTGTAGGGTGTTTCAAGATTGATATAGCTTTGAACTAATTTTTGATGCGGTAATGCCTCTAACAGAGAATCATTGAGATCTTCACATCGCTGACTTAAGTTAGGAGTAAACGATGACAATTTATTTCTGATAAATTCAGTAAAATAATGACGATTTGGTAATATGTATTCATTTTCAGATGAAGGAGGTAAACTATATACATCGGGTTCATTGAGCTTGCGTTTTTTTGTTTTTTCTTCTCCGATCGTAATATATTTTATTTTAGTTACATCAAATTGTAAAATAACGGGTATACTTTTTTCTACAGGTACTGCTTTATCATATTCATATTTAAATAATTTCATAAATTCTTCTTTATTGAAATCATCCGTTTTACCTGAAGTGTAAATCATGACACCTGGAAATTTTGTCGGAATAGATCTTGTTGTAAATTTTTCCATTATATAATAAATATATATGATTTTTTAAAATAAAACTACACAATTTCACGATAAGCTTGTGCAAGACCACATGGCGATAAACATGTAGATTCACATATATCATTACCATCTTGAACAAAGTTAACTATTCTTACTTTTTTACGAATTGTATAATTCATTAAAAAAATAAATAAATATATAATACTACAACTTATTCCAGCCCATGTATACCAACTATTGTGTACTTGAATACATGATTTAATATTATAAGTACATGCGCTAATGTCATTTCTATACATACATGAAGTAGGTGTTCCATCAATTGTGGTATAATAGGATGAACAAGCATTTCCTAATCCTAAACATTGATCTGAATAATTGGATGGACATGCGTTATTATATAAAACATAACACCAATAATAAAACAATCGTATACTTAAAACACACGATCCATAGATGATAAAAGAAGATGCGTAACCATTACTTATTTTACTATAAATGTGACAAGGTAGTATAAAACTTAATATACACGATTCTGAATCACATGCCCACAATGATGTTTGCCATGTGGATGTATACATCATAGTATGTACAAATAAATCTTTATTATGGTTTTACAACGTTTTGAGGTTCAGATAATTTATCGGCAATGAATTTGACAAATGTAATTGCTCCATTTAATAATTTCCAAACTATAATACAAATAATAAATCCAACAATATATTTGACTACATTATATACCCAATCCATATTTACTTTTTTATAAGCAGAACTATCTTCTTTATATAAAATTTCTTCTTCTTGACCAGTAGGTTGGCAATCTATATAAATTTGTCCATCCCCTGAAAATCCATTTGAAATGGTTCCTTTTTCATTCCAAAAAGCATCTCCGTCATGCGTAGGTATTTCAGATTCATTAATAGATTCTGCTAAAGAATTCAATGTAGAACTATTTACAAAAATAGATTGTTTAGGAAAAACAACATAATTGTATATCGTAGGTGACGTGCATCCATCAAAAGGTTCTGAACCAATGTAAGAAAAATATGGACTTTTAGGTATAATATAATTTAAATTAAAATCTTGTAAATTAACACTTATTGAATCTCCAGTGTCTGGAGCATTTTTTATAATTTCAGATAAAAGTACACTTGCTGTAGATCCATTTTTATCTGAATTGCTAGTAATAGGAAGACATATCATCAATCCACCCGACGAACCTGTATGTAAAACCATCAATTCAGCATCCGCATGTACACCATCAAATGTATGTAAAGAAGGACGATATAATCTAAGTTCCTTAGGTGTATATTTAATAGAATTAAACATGACATCACTAGAACCATCATAGGGAATAGATAAATAATCAGTATTAGTTTTTATAGTACACGTACTTGCACTATAATTGTACCATAATAAACATTTTAATGAACATCGACCTGCCGTTTTTTTAACAATATTAAGAGGTGCTGTACAACTCATATTACTTTCTATTATTAAATTTTTCCATGGCTTTATTTAAAAATCCATCAGGTAATTTATCTAACAATTTAGTAGCATTTTGAAGCATGGGACCAAGGTCCTTTGTCATGTCACTTAAATTTTTTTGATTCTCCATTAATTTATCGGTAGCACCAACTAATCCTTCTATAGTATTGTTTTCTAAATTTTCTACAGATTTGATTTTAGATTTAATTTGCGCACCTGAAGGCAGTTTTTTATCTATTTTTTTAGCTATTAATTTTGGTTTAACTTTCAATCCTTCTTTATAAGTAGTTCTAAATCCAGCAGCAATAAGAATTGCAACAAATAAAGCAATAGATTTATTAGGATACATTAAATATACAAATCCTCCTCCTATAAAAAAACTAAATATAGCAGTATAATCGCGCACGCTTATGTAAGCAATTATATTCAAAACAGAAAGAACAACTAGCACCATGTATACTAAAGGGCTTTCTAAACCTCCTCCTCGTTGTTTCATATTATTAGATAATATTTTTATATTAAATAAGGTTATATGTTTTTTTATCTTCTTCAGTTGGGGGTTTAGATAAAGCAATGTATTTTCGTCCAGATAATGTACAATCACCGGTTGGATACAAGTTATATTGATCTTGTGAATTTAATTGAGAAGCATTTGTAATCCAGCCAGAACCATATTTTGTAGTATAATTAAGACGAATCACGTCGTTTTTAGTATAATTCATGATTTAAATGAAATAATATAAATACAATTTCATTTTTTTTTCAAAGACATAATGCACATAATGCTAGAAAAGGTAAAAATAGAAATAAAATAGCACACCGATTAGAGCATTTGCTAGTTTTCATTTTTGTTTTAAAATTAAAAATAGTTTTCCTCAATTTTATTTTTTATTCTTTTATAAATCAATACATTTTTTTAATTTGGAATAAGAATCTGTATTTGTATGTGTTAACAATTCAACTATATATTCATGCGTACATTGAAAATAATCGTAACTAAATAATACAAAAAAAGCTGTTTCATACGTAGCCCAAGTAGCGCATTTTTTAATAACATTTTCTAATAATTCATTAAATTCGGGTGTTTTTTCAAGAGAGTTATACAAATCTGATACTTTTTCACCAAGTTTATCATCTGTATCAACATGAAATGCTTTTAATAAATTAGATTGATATGTCTCAATAGAATCATATTGGCAATTCATTTCAGTGTTATACATATCATAGTTGAAAGGTTTATTTTTTATATTGTTTAAAAAGAAATAATAGACATGGTGGTTGTTTTATAAGGTTGATTTTGTTCAATATGATGAATCATATCTAAAAAAGATTTACTTTTACAATGATCATAAATAAACTGAACATAATCTTTGGTATTAGTTATTTTGAACATAGCATCTATGGATTTATCTTTTGTATAATCTAATAAAAAGTCATGATACATTAATATTGCACCAATGACAACATAGGCTAATACATTTGTATTTTCATGAAATGAATTTTCAACAAATAAATCATCATAGGTTAAATTCATATGTCTTAATACATTTACCATATGTCGTACAGAATACTTTTTTTCACGTTCTAATAATGTAGACCATGGAAGTTTAGTAATAACCGACACCATACAACAATTCAATGTACGTGCCCATATTTCACAATACGATTCAAATAAGTTGACACTGGATTCAACCTTAAATAATTTTAAAATGTCATTCATTAATGTTGGATCAAATAATTCATGATCATATTTAAAAAAGTGAAAACACTCATGAATAAATACTTTAAACCATTCTTCTTTACGATAAATAACAATATGATCATTTGTAGCATACCCAGTATTTACATGATCGGGTCCAAAAATTTGATCTGTTGGATAATATTTTTTAGCAGAGGATAAAATAATAAATGCTGTAACTGGTTTATTTTTAGGCTGTATGACAGATAATAATCTAGCAATGTAATGAAAAAGAACATTACAATTTTTTTCATTGTGAAAAAATGTTACTTTATTAGATCCCCATGTATATTCATCGGATTGAGCTAATTTATCTTCAATTAATGATTTTTTAACAGAATCAGGATACTCATAATCATTTATATGAAATGGTATACCTGATGTTTTATTAAAAAAAACCGGTTTATATTCATTTAATTTTTTACATATGATCTCCATATAATATAATATATTTTTTATATTAATGTAAATTATTTATATTGTTTAAATGATACCATTGTATTATATTGTATGCTCATCCATGTTATTTCAAATACCCACTTATTATGCGTATACAAATAACATGTATGTTGTTGCCGCATCAACATGTATTACGTCATTATTATCTATAAATTATTGGAGAAATCCTGTTTATTCATGGAGAAGAACTGCTGACATGTATTGGGCGCAAATAGTAGGATCTATTTATTTTGTATGGGGATGTAAACATGGTGGTGGACATCTGGGTGTACCTCTAACTATAATTATGGTATGGTTATATTGGCAATCTTGTAAATTGAGTAAAATAAATCCACAAGAAAAATGGTATATTTATCATATGTTGTTTCATTGTAGTGTAACCTTAAATCAATGTATATCTATTTATTATTTTTTACAAAAAAAGTTATGCGATACGGGAATCGAACCCGTCAATGGATAACATTGATTTACTGGTCCCCAGCAGGGCGCAAACAATGTTACCATTATCCTCTATGTAGTAGAGGTCCGATCACCAGATGGGATAGATCGCATGGGGTGCGTGTTGCCACACGGGTGAGTGTTAACACTTACCTCTTGGAATGTAGCGCTACCTGGTTGCGATACCCGCCCCAATCGATTGCGTCTTTTTGGCGAGGAGCAGGATGAACGTAGACCCAATGGAGCGATTTCATGGACGATTGCATCTCCGACATTTCTTCAAGCCGATACGTGTCTGTCTTGCGTTTTCCTTGAATACGAACTTGTACATTAGACCCCACAGGAAAATTTGAGGGGTTTTCGGCGAACGCATTGCGAACCGCGTGAATACTGGAGTAGATGAACGTAGACATTTTTCTTGAATTACACTAACTTATTGGTATATTTTGTTTCAATTTTTTTAAAATCCGTTGAAAAATAAAATTCATGTTTAACATTGTAGTTATTTTACGTTATTTTACATTAAAATAGAATATCCTGATTGGGGTGTGTACATGGATCCAGGAACAATTTCATTACATGCAATAACTGGTTTTTTTCCATTACGAACTGCCCGAGTTACATGATTCGCATAATTAATAATAACATGATGCGAAAATGTATTCAAGGTTGGCATCATTTCACTCAATTCATATTTATGATTTTGACCAATGTCAGAACAATATTTATGTATAGTTGTATTAGGTGGTACAATAGTAATGTGAGGGTATTGAATACTATAAAACCCTGGTGGTGATATAAAAGGTTCATCCTTAATTGGTATAGCTACATAGGCAGAAGGTGCTTTATTATTAGTAAAATCAGCAATGGTTTTAATTTGAATTAAGACATCTCCATCAAATACAAATGAAAAGTAACGTTTTTCAATCATGTCGCATATAGTAGCGTTTTTTTGAAAAACGTCTTCCGTTGTATATCGTTCAATGATAGTTCCAATTTTAGATCCAAATTTTAAACCTTGAATATCCATGCTCAGATAAAATTCTGCGTTTAATACAGAATAGGATTCGTGCATCCATACAGGAACATCGCCAACAATCATAAAAAGTTTTTCAGCCATACTTATATATAAAAACATCATTTTAAATCAACTTTTTTTAAAATATCCAAACATTTAAAAATAAATTTGTAATTAGTAATGTTTAATTTAGAATAATGATCTATTTTAGATACAGAAAAATGATGATTGGGTAAAGCCATTAAATATACATGATCAATCAATTCATTGACAATATCTTTTTTATTTAATTCTAGCGATGTATCTATCAATGAAAATAACAAAGATAATGTTTCTTGATAATAGGGTAAATACAATTCAGTTTGTTGTAAATTTGTAATAAATAAAGTAAAATTTTTCAAAGAATTATTTATTTTTTTAAACTCGCAATATTCTTCATAATTTTCAGAATCACCTACTTGAATGTTTTGTAAATTTAGTATGAATTGTTTAAATTTACAATCAAATTGTTCTTTAAATATATCCCATTTAAATTGTAAAAATAATTCTACATATAATGACGAAAAAAAAGAATTATCGCATAAAATATCTAGTAAAGTAGAACATTCCAATACATTTTCATTTGTTAATAAACTTAAAATGTGTGGAATTTGTGTTTTTTTATTGTCAAGTGTTAATTTATTCACTTCGCGAATAATATCTTGTGTAATTGTTTTGGGTTTTGATACTAAAGTAAATTCTTCTTCAATCCCCAATTCTTTAATTAAATATTGTAATTGTTTTTTTACAGATGGCGATAACTGATAACTCATTGATTTTTGTATAATGGCATAATTTGCCAACGTATACATGATTATATCAGTATAAAATCTTTTAAATTAAAACTTAAACATTTAAACTTATTTTTACTATATGAAAGATTGGGACTCATTTGGTTTATTACCTGAAATATTACGAGGCATTTATGCCTGTGGATTTGAAAATCCAAGTCCAATTCAAGAAACTGCTATTCCAAAAATTTTATCTGGAAAGGACATTATTGCTCAAGCACAATCGGGTACAGGAAAAACTGGAGCCTTTTGTATTTCGGCTTTACAAAATTGTTTAACATCAAACCAGCTTGTTCTTATTTTATCTCCAACACGTGAACTTGCTATTCAAACGCATGATGTATTTACTAAATTATCACAATTTACTACAATTCGCGCGCAATTATTAATTGGTGGAACATCGATTGAACGAGATCTTCAAGATATGAAAAAAAATCCAAAAGTTATTATTGGATGTCCCGGAAGAATCATTGATCTCTTTTCTCGTAGTATGATGCCATCTATTACCATGGTTATTTTAGATGAAGCGGATGAAATGTTATCTCAAGGATTTCAACCACAACTTCATACTATTTTCAAATCTGTTTCAGAAACTGCTCAAGTAGTTATGATTAGTGCAACAATACCCGCTACACTAGATGACATTATTTCTAAAATCATGCGTGAACCAGAAAAAATTTTAGTTCAAGCCGATATGTTAACGCTGGAAGGAATTTCTCAGTTTTACATCTCATTTAATTCGGATCATGAAAAATTATTAGCAGTACAAGATTTATTTGAATCTATTTCTGTATCCCAAACCATTATTTATTGTAATTCAGTAAAACGCGTATGTAATTTATACGAGGCTATGAAGGAAGCTGGATATCCAGTTTGTTGTATCCATAGTGAAATGGATAAACACGATCGGCATGTTGCTTACACTGAATTTAAAAATGGAAAGCATCGCGTTTTAATTTCATCTAACATTACAGCACGAGGAATTGATATTCAGCAAGTAAGTGTTGTTATTAATTTTGATGTTCCTAAAGATGTACACACTTACTTACATCGTATTGGGCGTTCTGGTCGTTGGGGTCGAAAAGGAGTTGGAATTAATTTCATTACTAAATATGATAAAGAATCTTTAGAATCTATAGAGACTCATTATCATACACAAATTAAAGAAATGCCGAGTGATTTTTCAAAATTTATTTAATAACGTTTACGCGATTTTTTAACGCGTTTACGTTTAGATCCACCTAATTTTGTTACTGCATCACGTCCTAACCTAGATTCTACGTAATTCCACCATTGTTCTGGCATGGCTAATTTTATTTTTGTGCGAGCAAAATCATCCACTCCACTACCTTTAACTACTAATCTACTTAATATTCTCATTCCGTAAGGACGCATCAAAACTTTTCCTAAATAATCTGTTAATGTATCAAAGTTACGCCCGTCCCGCCCGTCCCGCCCGTCCCCTGTTTTTACCATACTGGCAATAATACTTGTAACAGATCTCATTAATTCGTCTTCGGTCATTGTTGATTGTGTCGTCTCACCATAATTCATATATTTAAAATATATAAAAATGTATGAAAACTAAAAAAAGTAAATTTCATATTGAATATATTCATGGTTATAAAGTTTTATTTGTACCAGAAAAGTCAAAATCTTTAATTGTTCAATCTGTTATTCATTCTGGATGTATTAATGAAACTAAACATACATCTGGATTAAATCATTTAGTAGAACACGTACTAGTAGATGGTTGGAAAAAATGTAAAGGATCATGTATTGAATATTGGGACAATTTAGGTAAACTTATTAACGCAACTACAGATACTACTTGTATGAAATATTATGTTAAAGGTAGTGTAGAAAATACAAATCAAATGATTGAATATATTTCAACTATCACTACTAACCCCACATTTTCTACAACCGCATTAGAAACTGAAAAAAAGGCTATTATAGAAGAATTAAACTCATCGTCAAATGATTCTATGTATACTTTGTTAGATACATTCAATAAAGTTTTTTTTAAAGAAGAAGGATTAAAATATACAGAAGATTGGAAATTACAAATTAAAAATTTAAATCATTTTACTCTTTCTGACGTTAAAAAATTATATCGTGACTATTTTAATCCACAAAATGTATTATTTATTGTGTATGGAGAATTTAATACATCCTATGTTCAGCATTTATTTTCAAACTATTTAACAGAACATACTAAAGGATCATTATTAACCTATGATTGTTTTACAAATCAACCATCTTTTATTTATGTACCTTATTCCAAAGATTCTTATTCAATCCTATTAGGGTTTCCATGTAATGAAATTTTTGAGTTTAAAGAATTAAATGAAGATATTTTAAATACTTTATTATTTCACGAACTAAGAACGATTCATCAATTAGTATATAATGTAAAATGTGAGTTTAATAATACAAGATGTAATACGTATATAAATATAAAATTTGATGTTTCATTAGAACATGTAAACAAAGCAATTCAAGCTACCATAAATTGTTTATTATTTTATAAACAACATTTGCTTTCATTATCCATTTTAAATAGTTGTAAAAAACGAGTTACTTATGTATACAAATCATCTTATGATATGGTAGATTATTATTCAGAATTTATTTATTTAACAACCTACTTAACTAAACAACAATTTATTAAACGTGTTCAGAAATTTAATGATTCTCATTTTAAGACAATGATGAATAAAGCTATCCAATTTGATAAAGCAACCTGTGTATATCAAGGTAAAAAAAATTTATATTTGACATGGGATTCGTTTAATCTAAATTATAAAGTATAGACATTCTACATATAGGACACACCATTGTTGTTAATTTTTGTTCACATCGCAAACACAATGTATGTTTACATTGTGTTTTTGTGTGGGTATATTCATAACAAACACTACATTCTTGATAATCCATTTCAATGTTAGGATGATGAAACATTGGTAGTACTTCTGGTATATGTTCATTATTACGAATTAAATTATTTGGATTTGTAAATTTACCAATCAATAGGTTAAATTTCATATCTTTTATTCCATTGATAACGATACAAAATTCATCATAGGTACTTCCAGAATCTAAATAAGTAGCTCCATCTTGAAGTACTGCTTCAAAATAAAAATATTCATTTCCCCAATTAAATTCAGTGTACAAACGAGAATTTACAACCATTCCGTCAATTTTATAAATAGGTAAACAAATTATTTTTTTTTCTTTTAATGATTTAAATAATGCTTCCATGTTACAATACTATAAAATATAAATTATATCAATTTTTTAATAATGGTTTATATTTTCAAATAAATTTGATTTTCCTTTTGTATAAATACTTTTATAATGGGAGTTCGTTATCTTAATCAATATTTATTGTCACATGCCAAAGGCATACATCAAATATTTTTACGAAGTCTTTATAAAAAATGGGTTGTAATAGATACTTCTATTTATTTATATAAATTTAAATCATTAGATGTTCTTCTTGAAAAAATGGAAGAGTTTATTATTTTATTAAAAGATTTGTGTATTTATCCAATATTTGTATTTGATGGAGAACCCAAACAAAATAAAAAGCGCATTTTAAAAGAACGCAGACAATATAAACAACGTGCTTGGAAAAAATATAATGAGTGCACCAATTTATCTGATAGTGAACGCGCATATTTAAAAACAAATTATACACGTGTAAGTAAAAAAAATGTAGATGATGTAAAAACCATTATGAACCAACACAATGTTGTGTATGTAGATGCTCCTCATGAAGCAGATGAATTGTGTGCGAGATTGATGTTAACTAACAAAGTATACGCATGTATTAGTGATGACATGGACATGTTACTTTATGGATGTACTCGTGTAATACGTAATTTAGACATTAATTCAAAAACGGGTATTTTATATAATTTGAATAGTATATTAAGTTCATTAAAAATTACCCATTATGATTTTAAACAAGTTTGTATTTTATCTGGTTCTGATTACTATAAATCATGTTATTCCATTCATGAAATTATAAATATGTATTATATTTTTAAAAAATCAAAAGACCAATCCTTTTGTACATGGATGTGTAATCATACAAACATTAATTCGGTTGAATTAATGTTAGCTTTGAATATGTATTCTATTTTAAATGATGAATTTAATTATTTAGATTCAATTACGCCACAACAACAGGAGGAGTCTGCTTTTGGAAATGGCGGCTCATGTACCGCTGAAGATTGAAGTACGTAAGCTCGTCCGTGGGCGTAAGCGCAAGAAGCTTAGTAAGCTTGACATCAGCCTTGATCCGGCGCCGATTCGCCTGATCCTGAAGGTTATTTGCGCGAATGTAAGCATTGATCTCACGAGTCACCTCGGTACGGGCAACAAGGGATCCCTTGGGCTTAGAAAGAAACTCAGCAAGCTGATCGCTGATCAGGGTTGGCTTTACAAACCCACTAGGAGCACGAGTCGCGTTTCGCTGCTTTCGCTTATTGCCCGCTTTCTGAACGGCCTTAAGATCGCGCTCAGCCTGCTTCTGGAGCGACCGAACCTCGGTAATAAGAGTAGAAAGCTGCTGACGGAAACCAGAAAGCTTGTTGGTAACCGAAACATAGGAGGCTAGAGAATCCTCAACGGGAGGATCAACTGGCTTCTCTACCTTCTCCACGACAGGAGCAGGAGGAGGAACAACAGCGGGCTCAGTAGCTTTTGCGGAAACAGACTTCTTAGGCATTATACACATATTATCGTGTGCTTTTTAAGTATTTTTTTTATATATTATTTTTATTACGAATTGTTCGTTGATGATTTTGACCAAGTTGTTCTGGTGGAGGAGGAGGACCAATTTGTAATGCTACAAATCCTTTTAACGAATCACTCTTATCATTTTCGTCATAATAAGTAACTTTATTATTTTGAATTCCTATAATAGTAGGTAGTTTTGTAATATTGTATTGTTTCATAGCTTTACTTACTTTTGCCGATACAGGTTTACTACAATCAATAACACTAAGTTTGGTACCATACTCACTAAATAATTCTTGCCAATTTACATTCAACTCGTTACATTCTTTTTTTTTACATTTACTATCTGTAAATAATACAATTTTAGATACAAGCATTCCTTCTTTAGTTCCAAAAAAAAAGATACATCCTAACAAAAAAATACATAAAAATAATTTATACATATTTTGTAATTTCATACTTTGTAAATTTATTTAAAAAAAAGATACATCCTAACAAAAAAATACATAAATATAATTTATACCATAAAAAAAATCTATACATATTTTGTAATTTCATACTTTGTAAATTTATTTTTATTTAATAACCAGTTTCTCCTCGCCTAGGTATACTTATATTACGCATAAGTGGGGGCGGAGGAGGCGCCGATGATAGATTGACACTTTCCTCATCTTCCTCATATTCAATACACTGAGTTGCGCATGGACGCTGTGTTCCAGCAGATGTTTCACGTTCTAACTTAGTAAATGCTACAGGTGCGCCGGATGTCTGAGCACGCGAAATCGCATCAGATGCCGCGCGCATTACACCCATTGTAGCACTCTCTTCCTCGCAATCAAATGTACAGCTTGTCTCTTCTGGAATAGAAATAGCACGTCCGGCCGCAATTGCATCCTGATTTGCTGCAAGGAAAATAAATGTCCAACCAAATTTTCGGCGTTCAGTAATTTGTGCTGAAATAGCTGTTGGGTTAAATATGCGACTTGAGTTGTCTTCACCATCTGTAATAATAACAACAATTCGCGGTATATGAAACGGCATATTTTCAAGCTGTGCGCCAATAGCATCGTACAGCGCCGTCATTCCGCGAGGAGTAATGTGCGATTCATCTAGTTCAAAATCATGAATGGGAACATCCTTTACCGGTTTTTCTACCTTGTCGTCGAACGTTGTCAACGATATCGTAATTGTATCCGACCCGTCGGCCTTTTTTTGTATGTCTACAAATTCGCGAATGCCACTTATCGTTGGCTTCAAGAGTTGCGTCATGGAGTGGCTGCGGTCAACAATAAGATCAATCTTCGTCATGTTTACAAGATATTTATTTAATTATATTTGGTATTTCAATTTTTTATAAAATACATAAACAATCATGTGGATTTTGACGTTGAATTCCAAAATTATACACATAATGATTTAAATATGTAGTTTTATAACCACAATAAAATGGTGTATGAGATATATCATGAATACGAACAATGGGATATATTTTTTTAAAATAATAAAATAATGTAGATATGGGTTTATCTAAATTTGAATTACCAATGGTACCTATCCAATCTATAATAACTTGATTTTTTTCTATTTCAAAAGTATTTTTAAAAAAAAGAATAGATGTATCATAATAAAAAATAGATAATTGTTTATGTTTTGTCATGTATATAATAGAATCTATGGATGGAAGAATATAACATTTAAATTTATTTTTCCATACAGAATAATCATGATAAATCATTTCTGGAGTTGCTCGTATTATTTTGTGATCTAATTTATGTTTACAAAATGTATCTGTTTTTAACCATTGAATAGAGTAATGTAATAATGGTTTTAAAAAAGATATTTTACTAGAGGTTGAAAAAATAGAAACTGGACACTTTGTTTTTATATAACGTAAATATTCATGTGTTTGAAACAAAACACGTTGAATTTTGGGTGTGTCTGAATACATTTCATGATAATATACATGTTTACATAAAGAAAAATTTAATTTTTTACTTAGTAAACATCCTACAATAGAAGGATTTACATAAATAGTAATAAATGAATTTAATACATGTTTTTCAATAGATTCTGGTGATTTAAAATAAGGTGCCTTTTTTATAATATAATCAACAACATCTTTAGTACAAGATGTTTCAATAACGTGTAATGTATCACAATATTTATTCATTAATGGATGTGTTAACAAGAGTCCAGAATAAAAGTGATAAATATGAGAAATGGGTTGTCTGTACCAAAAACAATTTTTTATGTATAATATAATTAAAAATACAATACAAATAATATAATTCCACATAGTATTTATAATAAAAATTGATTTTAAAAATAAAAGTATTGTTTTACACCATGCTCTTCTCAATTGAAGGAAATATTGGCGCTGGAAAAAGCACCATCCTTAACCATCTAAAAGAATACACTAAATGTATTGAGGGCAAAGAAGTTGTATTTATACCTGAACCTGTATGTGAATGGGAATCTATTGTCAATACATCTGGACAAACCATGATTGAAATGTTTTATACAGATCCTAAAAAGTATGCTTTTGCGTTTCAAATGATGGCGTACATTTCACGGCTTCACATGATTAAAACTGAAATGGAAAAAAATCCAAATGCTATATTTATTACAGAACGATGTTTGCTATCCGACTATAATATTTTTGCACAAATGTTATTTGAAAAGGGACATTTGTCATTAGAAGAGTTTTCTATTTATAAAAAGTGGTTTGATTATTTCAATACCATAACTATAACTGGATTTATTTATATTAAATGTAATCCTAAAACCGCATTTGATCGGTGTGTATCTAGAAATCGGAAAGGCGAAAATATTGATTTTGATTATATTCAGGATTGTCATGATAAACATGAGAGTTGGCTTCAAGAAATAAATCTTGACACTCCAATATTGATTTTAGATAATGATTACATCAATGTAGATGAAGCCATGTTTGAAATTGAAGATTTTATTAAAGATGAAATTAAGGACGAAATTGATTTAGATGAAAAACCAGATTCGTTGTTTCTAACAGTAGTATATAATGGATATATCAGTGTTATTTGTGCGATGCTATTTTATATTTTATGTAACATTTAAAAATTAATGTTAACCTATTTACGAGTTGTTTTATATTTTTTTACTTTACGTCGTGTACGTTTACCACCTAAACCAGCACGAGGATCCTTGGGGTCAAGTTTTGATATATCCACGCAATAATTAGGAATTTCTTTACCATTTACTTTTACTATTTGAGGTTCGCTTTGTAACATTGCGCAACACGATTCATCTAAAAAATTTACAGAATGAGATGGTTTTGGAATTAATGTTGTTAATAAATGAATAGCATTAAAAATGGCTCCTGTTGAAACAACTGGTTTACTGCGCAAAGTAATAAATTTTGAACATTTCATAATCATATCAAAATTACGTTTTCTAACAATAGGATCTTCATTGTATTTTTCATTGAACGTATTAAAAAAATCAACCCATTCTTCCTGTGTACATAATAATAAATTTATTGTGCGATTTTCACACGATAGTAATAAATATTGTCCTGGTAGAAGAGGTTCACGCAATTTTGCTTGTTCGGGTGAATCTATTGAATATATTTTTTCATACCAATTTTTATTTCCATTATAAACCTGGCAGGTATCTTTTGTTACTCTTTTTACACCAAATTCATCAAAGTAAGGAGAATGTAATTGTTCATATTTTTCTTGCGAACACCCAAAAATTTCATGTTGTAAATGTCGTGCCATATTTTCTGGATCTAAATCTTTACTATGGACTTCATTACAAGTAGCTCCATACGCAGCAATAGAATGTTTATTTAAAACTGCATTGGGTGGTGAAAGAATAGTTTTGCCTGTTAATTGTCCATGACATCTTGCGTATATTCCTATACTTTTAAATACACCTTCTTGTACTTGTGGAAAAGGCGGGGAAGTATACATTACTCTTGGTGGACGTGGTTGGGGAGGTGGTAGTTGAGCTGCTTGAGAAGGTGGTTGAGCTGCTTTAGAAGGTGGTGGACGAAGGGGTGTGGGCCACAACCATTCAGGTAGCTCAACTGATTGTTGAGCTGCTTGAGAAGGTTGTTGAGCTGCTTGAGAAGGTTGTTTAACTGATTTTTTTCTTGAAGGAGTTTTATGTGTTTTAGGTAAATCAGCCATACTATTTACTTATAAAAAATCCAAGCTTTCAAAAAAGCAATCAATTTCATTCTTGTTTGTCCCTGAAATGGATAAATTTGCAAACAAAGTATGATTTGTTTTTACATAAGCTAATAACGAAGGAACACCCTTAATTTGTTTTTTTGTTTTAAACATGGAAAATACATCCGCATCACTATCGGCATCTATTTGAATAAAATGTATATCATAATTAGAAGCCTTTTCAATTACATATGATTTAATTTTTTGACATGGTACACACCATGTTGCTGTTACAAATAATACAATGGTAGATGTATTTGATTCTAATAATTTAAACAAATCTTCGCGCTTCATATACTTATTGATAATATTATCTTTATTTGAAATAATTATATAATTCTTCTTGTTCTTTTACTTCTTTTTTTTCTTTAGCTTGTTTTAATACTTTAATAGCACTATCAATTTCATCTTGACTTACTACACCATCCTGATTTTTATCCAAGATATGAAATTGTCTGTATTTATGTGGCAAGATACAAAATTTACTTTCTTCATTAAATAAATGTTGAGTAAGAACAAAAAACGCAGCAGTTAACATGATGGCTGTATAAATGTCGCGAGTACCCATCCAACATGCTGAAAAGATAATAACTTCTCTAGCAACATAATTGCGAATGTATGCTTCTTGTGAATCGGATAGTTTTACTGTAATAAATTTAGATCCAATATTTAACATGATCATGATGATTCCTGTAAAAAACTTTGAATTATTAAGTGAACCTACATACTGATTTATACTTTTTAAATATTTTTTCATATTATATTAAAATATATTTCTTCGTAGTTTTCTATATACATGTTTATACGGAATGATAGAACTTACTTTTTTGTACAGAGGACGAGTCGTATAATTTTGTATACCTTCTATAGCGGAAGCTACATTAGAACGAATATTTAAAGAAGGTGGTGATGCTTTTATATGTATTTCAAATGATTCTTTAGTTGAACTTAACAACATGGCTAATATTAAAAAAATTACCCATATATACTTCATACTATATAACAATATATTATGACACTATTTTTATGAGTTGGGTGTATTCTCAAAAATAAATTTACAAATTTACACTTAAAATGGTGTATATGTTTTACCAGGATCGTCTGTATAGGGCATAGATTTATTTCCAGTTAAAGATGCTTGTATAGGCAATCCAGTTGGTTTTGTGAATACTGTAGAATTTGAATTTTTAGATCGTAATTGTTCATCTAAATTAATTCTAGATGGCGTTTGCTTTTTTTGAATGACTATCCCTTCTACAGGAAGTTGTTTTACAAATGACATTGCACATAAAATACCAAGAAGAGGATTTTTATAAGAAACATAAATAAGAATTACAAGCTCTACTATTTTTAAATAAACATTTACTGGATATGGTTTTACAAATAGTACAATAAAAATAAACACAAAAAAATATTCAATCATAATAAAAACGTATATATTATTTCAGATGTTTTCATTTTATTTTAATCTTCTAATTTATTAATATGTTAATGAATTGGTCATCTCCATTTCCGGAAGATTCTCATTTACAGAAAAAAAAACAAAAAATAACAAATTCTAAACAATTAGAAACTTTAGACGAAGATTCATTATCGGATTATCATCCTCCTAAAATGGAAAAAATAAATAAAAAAGGTGCCATGCCTGAAGCATTACCCGACGTACAAATACCTACAGAAGCTGATGTCAACGTATATGAAGCTCCTTTACTTACACAAACGTATAAAACAAAAGAATCTGAATTGGTGGAAAAATTAAATTATATGATTTATTTGTTAGAAGAGCAGCGCGATGAACGAACAAGTCATATTACAGAAGAATTAATTTTGTATGTATTTTTAGGAATATTTACATTATTTGTACTAGACGCATTTGTAAAAACGGGGAAATATTCTAGGTAATTATAGTATGGACATATTTGATAATATTCGTAAAAAAAATATACAAGGCATTCAAAGTTCAAATGAATTAAGTATAGTAAATGAAGATGGATTTTCTCCTTTATTATATGCCATTCAATGTGAACAACAAGCTTGTCAAGACAATCTTTATACAGACATTATAAAAGTATTAATTGAAGGTGGAGCAAATGTAGATAACCCATCAGCACTTCTTATGATTGTAAATTCTATTGAAAAATGTTTTATGTTACCTACATTAAATGTAGTTGCGTCTGCTTCGTCAAATAAAAATTTGAACATTGCATTCACACACGTTTTTGCTTCTTTAGATAAAAGTGTTTTTTCTACAGATCACAAAATGATGCGGGTATTAACTACTTTATATCACGCAAAACCATGTTATCAACCTATTCTTGATTTTTCAATAGACATTGATAAAGATAAAATTAATCATTTATATACCATTTTTATGTCTTTACAAGAGCCCATACAACCTATTGAATCGTTACAAGTTTATTGTATGGAAGGTCATGGATGTGATACTGGTAAAATATGTTCTGTTCCATTAAATTGTCTCTATGTAACTCTTGCCATTTGTGGAGATTCTATAAAAACAAATAATCGTTTACGGAAAAAATTTCAACAAATGTTTTCCGACGCCGATCCTTTATTACAAAATCCAATTGTAAATAAACGCGCCATTTTAAATAAATTATTTGAATCTGAAGGCGTATTTGTAAATGATACATTTATAACTGAAACCATTCATGTTCATTATCGTGGATCGCCTATAACAGATCCAACTTACATGGATTGTATGTATACACCATTTTCGTATTGGTATGAAAGACGGCTTATTGGAAAATCCGGATTATATAAATGGGGTACAAATATAATTAATAACAATACAGATTTTTCTATTGAAAATGATTTGTATAATACAAATCCTAAAAATGTACCACCTTCTTTATTACATGAAATATATAAAGATTCAATTTTGCCAATCGACGTAAAAATAAGTGAACCCATTACATTTGATGAAATAATAGAAAGTGTTGGCAAAATTAACCAAAGTGTGTTATTTGAACGTTTTCCAGGTATTTATTATAATATTGTTTGTAGAACTCCGTGTTATCCAACTAAAAAAGGTGATATTTTATTACGACGAAAACATTCTTTTCAAGAAGATATCATGTTAGAATTAACACAGCCTGGTTTTACTCCAAGGTCTAATGAAATTTTACGAAAAGCCGTAAACATTTATTGTAAACATGAACGAGAATTTGCTCCTATTCATACATGGGATGTTAGTCGTATTACTAACATGGATGAGCTTTTTCAACATAATACTTTATTCAATGAAGATATTTCAGATTGGGATGTAAGTAAAGTAATGTTTATGAAAAATATATTTGATGGCGCAACATCTTTTCATCAATCTCTTAAAAAATGGAAT